CTACAACATGACACATACTCAAAGATTAATATCAATCATAAAGTTGAAGACGGGGCTTAATGGAAACGGTCTTTATATGAAACACGGAATATTAAGAGGTCAGATTTCAAAATGGGAAAATGGCGCAAATATGGGATTTAGCGAGGCAATAAAACTCTGTGAAACCGTTGGGTTAAAACTATCGGACGTGTTGCTGGAGATGTCCACCTCCGCAGAATGCAAACGGATAACCAACTCCGCAATGGATGCAGCGAGTGATATAAATAAACAGTAGAGAGATGGAGAAAGAATTCGTGCCGTATGAATTAGCGGTAAAATTAGACTCATTGGGATATTTCGAAAACAATGAACAAACTTTTTTCGGAGGTTGGGATAAGAATTCAAATTGGATGTGGCATCCTGATTCTGACATAATATTAGATGCCCCGCTTTGGCAGCAGGCATTTGACTGGTTTTCTATAAATCATGGTCTATTCTATTTAGTTGAATCGGTCGCTAGTTGTGATTTGCGTTGCGTGTTAATACAGCATCCGGGAAGAATGTATCATGAAGTTGGTGGGACTTATGAAAACTACCATGCTGCTTATAAAGCATGCCTTGAAAAATTAATTGAACTAATATCTAAATAACCTCCTTAATTAACTAACAATTTTAAATATAACATTATGAAAATTATTGCAACAACAAATGAAGGCGTTTTAATCGAAGCAACGCAGGAAGAAGTAAAAGAAATACTTAACGCTGTTACGGGGAAACGCCCCGAAAAATTAAACATTGGCGACAAAATTCCAGCCATTGATTACGCAAGTACAATATCAAAAATTAAGCAATTAAAAAGTACCACAGCGTTTGTGAACCTAATATCATACGCCAATAACTTCTCAACAATGCTTGAAGTGTTAAAAGAAAAAGTTGATTCCGCCTCAAATATAGAGGCTTAATTGCAATGTGAAAATCAAACTCGCCTGAGCCGTTACAGTCGGCATTTTTTAACCTCCTTAATTAATTGGAGATAAACTTGAATAGAGATATGGAAATACATGAAATAGTTTCAAAATTAATCGGGCCAATCAGAGGAATTGGCGAATCATCTTCGGATGCAAAAAGACTGGAAAACATCGGAGAGTTCATAAGACTTCACGATGAAATGACTCTGCAATTAATTACTATAGCTAGGGATAAGGATGTTTTTGAATCATCCGTAAAGAAAATCGGAATCAAGTCAAATGATTACCTTAGGAATGTGTCCGAAATTTTCAAGGAAATTGACGAATCTCTTAACCAACCCCTTAAGTAACAAAACAAAATCCGTTGTGGCGAATCCTGCCAACGGAACTAAAAAATAAAACAAATGGAAACGAAAGAACTACAACAACTTTTTAAAGACAATTTCGATTGCTATGCCGACACTTGGAAATTTGATGATGTTACAGGATTATGAATTGAGGGTGATGTTGTCATGGCTATCACAGAAGAAAAGTTCGTGGAATTGATGCAATCCAAAATCAACGACTACACCCCGAATGAAGGAAGCGTTGGAGAGGATAAAACGCGTAACAAATCCTGATGGACAATTAATAGGTCACATTTGGGATATTTGCTCCGAAGCCCTTAAACCAACAAATACAAAGTAGATTATGGGACTAGAACATTTACCAGAGCAAACAAGGCATAACGATAACAGATGTTGGCGTCGCAAATTGAAGCGTATTTAACTTATAAGTAATTACAATAACGGGCAACAGGGTATCTTGAAATAGAGTGTTACTTGCCGATATCTAGGAGGATTCCGACCGTGGAGGACAAAAAGCCCGTTATTTTAAAACCTCGACTGTATAGGATAAGTCTAATTTATATTATGGAAAATACAAATAAATGGCCAGATGCCACTAGAGAATTTATGATTGAAAAATCAAAAACTTACGAAAACCAGAAAGATTATAATTACGGTTTTTATGACGGCTACCAAAAGAAATCAGACGAGGCCGAAAAAACGGTAATAGTAGTTTGGAAAGACGGAACATGGAAACAAGTATCTAAAGAATCAGCGCCCGAATACCAGAACGATGATAACTGGCTTACAACTGTTAATGGGATAGTAGTTTAATAACCCAACCCCCGATGAAATACTCGGGGTAATTTAACCCACGCTTAACGGCGGTAAAAGATAAATGAGAATGGAAAGAGTAACACTTCCAATTAGCAGATTTGATTTAAGAGTTGTTGATTATGAAGGTTCTGTTGGCACTATAACAGATTCAAGTGACGGACACAATGTTGTGGTTGAATTTGACGCGGGAGGACAAGGATTATATTGTCTTTATGATGGATGCGACATGCAAGACGAATTTTTTATTTTAACAATTAAAACCACTACACCTTGAAAACCCTAACCCTACAAACATCAAAGGCAAATGAAAAATCTACAGTTTGAAAAAGAAGCCAGTTATTTCGCATGCATGCTTTTGATTCCTCAAAGGTTTCTAAAAGAAGATATGGCAAGTGGTTTTGATTTAGCTGATGAAAATAGATTAAAGGAGTTGGCAAATAAATATCAAGTTCCGATGAATACAATGCTTATGAGAATACAGATTTATTTCAATCCACAACAAAAATGAAAACACTACAAATTGAAACATCAAAGGCAACTATAATGTTGGCTGCGCTTCCTGAAAGAGCCGAAAATCCACAGTTGTTTACATCCGAAAACAGATTAATGTATTTTAAAGACGGTCGCGCTTTCGATTCGTATTTTTTGAGAAGCATTGATAAAGGCACCTGGCAAATCTTCGGTTTCCTAGATTCTTTGAGTGAAGAACAGAAAGGGAGGGTGTGCGCCTTTTATCATTGGACTAAGATTTCTTGGAAGGATTATTTAAACAGTCCTAAAGGCAAAAGTTTATATTCATTAAACACCGCTTCCGACTCCTTCCAATCCCTACTTGACAGCTACGGAGTTACAAGGGCGAATCCTTACAATGAGCCGGAAATACTGGAAGGAGACGACGAAATTGAGCCTATGGTAAAAGTATTGCTTAGTCAATGGCAAGCCGCCGAAGAAAAAACATTTAAAAATCCGCTCGTTTTGGTGAGCTATAAATAAACCTTAAAATAAATAATAGAATATGGAAAATACAAAATATAAAAAAGATTGTCATTGCAAAGTACCCGACATGGACATTGTAAATGGAGTATGTAAATCGTGTGGCGATTCTATAATTCATTTAGGAGAAAGGATTACAGTAAATGCTCAACCCAATATTGCAGAAGCGGAGGATGAGGAATACGATATTCAGGATTGCGACAACTGCGTTCAATTCACAAAGCATGTACAAGGAATTTGTCAGAAGTGCAAGCCCTCCGCCTCCCTTGATAACGAAAACAATGTATGGGCAAGGAAATGCGAGTTTTGCGATACCGACAATATTGATTGGCACAAGTCTTATTGCAATAGAAACCAATCTATAACCTTAGGCAATAAATCACACCCCAACGCATCAAACATTAAAGAGGTGGGGAAAGCGGCAAATAAAAAAGTTTGTGAACACTGCGAAACAGAGACAGAATGGCATGAGCCACATTGTAACAGGAAGCAAACAATAAAGTTAGAAGGAATTTATAATACATATTCATTAGAAGTTCCTGCAAATAATTTAAAAGATATAGTCACAACAATATTTTATAGCCCCGCAACAAATGGAAAAGCAGCAGAAAGTATTGAAAACGGCATCAGGTTGGTAAATGAGTATGTTTCATCCCAACCCAACGAAAAGGATGCGCTTTTAAAGGAAATGGGGGAGGCGTTGGAAACGTACAAAAAATCACTAATAGAGCAAGCGGAAATTGCAGATACAACTGTAATTATTGACAACGATTACAAGAAGGGACATTTTGCAGGAACTTCGTCAGCGTATTATATTTTTAGCGAATTCATCGACGATTTACTCTCAAAATACAATAACCTGAAATAGAAAACCTAACCAAATAACAACCCTTTTGGGATAAAGCAATTAAATATGGAAAACGAAAACAAACTAATCAAACGTGACTGGTTTAATTTCATCAAGATAATGGCGATGCTTATTTTCGGTATATTCGTAGTAGTTACACTTCGGGATATATTCAAACCCGACAATTCGGAAATCAAGCAGGATATTAAAACAAACGAGCAAATGCAGGAGTCAAATAAGGCGCGTGTAGAGGCTAATGCCCAACGCAACGGGTCAAACGACACATCCAACGAGAAAGACTTGGAGAATGTAGAAAATCGAGGCAAGAAAGCGCATAAACGCATTACACGACCGATCGGTAAACCAAAGGCGCTTGAAATGGAGGTTATGTATGATGAATTATTAAATAGAAAGGAGTTATGATTGTAGGAGCATATTCATTGCACTTGTATTGCGACAGTGAAAACGAAGAAAATCATCCGCATGGTTATTACGATTGGGATAGTTGCAGAAAGTTTCCAATTGAATATAACTCAGACGATCAGCCAAACGGATATTATACGACTCGAAACATGGCTAAGCGTGACGGATGGAAACTGAAAAGAGATGGCGCTGCTTTATGTCCAAAATGTAACGATTTGAAACAACCTTTAAGTAAAAAATTATGAAAACACTACTCCTAATCCTACTGCCTTTATCAATGTCGGCACAACTTACCCTAACCAACGAGCAGGTAAAGTTCAACTACGAAAAGATTGAACTCGGTCGAATGTACCGCGACCGTAACAAGGAATGCGAAACGGAATTCGATAAACTTATTCGTGAGATTGGTGTGTTAAGGGATTCGATTCATGCCCGTAATGCAGAAAACGCTTCGATCCGTTCAGAGAACCGTGGGTTAGTTGACGAGGGCAACAAGCTGGCTTACGATTCGGGCGTATTGAACGAGAAGATTTCGGAAAGCAAGAAATTTTGGAAAAACTGGCTGTTGTGGGTTAGTGCAATCGGAGGGTTTTATTTAGGAACTCAGATAAAATAGATGGTTATGGAGTGGATAAAAGTTACAGACAGACTACCGATTGACTACAATAGGTATTTATGCTTAAGAATGAATGACGAACAACAGTGCTATATTGAGGATGTATGTTTATTTGACAGTCAAGATAAAGAGTGGATATTTCAGAAAAAAGAGGTTGTAGTTTCCCATTGGATGGAACTTCCAAACGTACCTGCTATTTACAGATGACAAAATGAAAACCCTACTCCGCATCCTCTACCTAATCACACTAATAACCGAGCTTATCCTAGTCATACCAATCTTCATTATACTAGGCAACCGATACGTACTATACTACAGCAGTAGGATGGAGAAATATTTGTAAACTTTAAATAATTAATTATGGAATGTCCACACTGTAAAGTAGATTTGAACATATTTGGCACAGCAAACCGATGGAATGGAAAAACAATATGTCCATCATGTAGTGGCAAAATAATGGTAGACTATGATTTTACCTATAACGAAGTAGATAATGAGGAATACGATTATTACTAACTCCGAATACCAAATGAAGGCGAGTATAAAAACAAAGATTTCTATGTGGACTTCTTTGAGACTGAACTAGAGTAAATACCACACTTCACAACCGCTGTCTTGAAAAGGACGACGGTTTTTTAATATAGACTAAAAAATAATTTAAAAAAGACTTGTTTATTAAATTAATTAGTCTATCTTTGAAAAATAAAACAAGAACAAAACATGAAAACTACATTCACAGTTAAAGACGCAAAAGAAATAGTAAAGCAGTTGAAAGCAGAAAACAACCCAATTCTTAACGATGAAATAATTAAATTCTATGAGCGTAAAATAGCCGACGCCGTTATTAAAGTTTCGAACAAAAAACTTAACGCATGTGGTTTAAAATTCTCAGTAAAACTAAATCGAAAATAATGGCAAGAACAAAAACAACCGACCCTAAAAAACTTAGCAAACAGGTTAAGATGGGAATTAAGTATGAAGTATTTGATGTTATTCCTGAAAAGGAATGCTCACAAATCGCAAAAGAAGCAGTAGCGAAAATTTACAAGAAACGATTAAAGAATTTATAAACTATAAAACCATGAAAAAACCAAAATACTGCAACGGCGCGTGTGAATCATGTGAATGTAAACCTAAAGGAGCGAAGTAGATGGAAACGAAAAAAACACGGCCGGATTTGTCTGGAATTACGAAAAACAGTACAGAAAGCGTAAATTATAGATACGTAAAATCTTCAAGTAAAAAACAATCAGACAAAAGATTATTTAAGCAGGCTGCTCATTACTTGCCAGAACTAATCCAAATCGCAGAGATGTTCTTCGACGCGAATGTACACAACCCGGATTCGTTGGCATTTCAGATGGTGAGTAAAGTGTTAAATGAAATTAAAGAGAGTTGATTATGTATTGGGTTATAGAAGAGGACGAAAATCCCGCGGTAAATTTAATTAATTTTTTTAAAAAACAATTTGAAATCATGGCTATAAATGTAGAAATATCTAAAGATAAAGCAGGGCGTCTAAACAAAATATTGGCTTCACTGTTTGGAAAATACAAACTAAGCGTAGAACAATTATTGATAGACTTATTGGAAGAGTTCGACTATATGATGCTTCATATAGAAAAACACCCATATGATTTGGAAATAACGCTTGATGAAATGAAGGCGAAGGCGAAATCAATAAAAACAGAATTACTTGGGGATGCTGATAAAAACCTTTTATTGGAAATACAAAACATTCAATACTCTGAACTATGATAACAGAACTACACATCAAGCTGACCAACGGTAAGTGGACGGTAAACGGCAACCCATACAGTGCAATGACCTTAACCGAGCGGGAATTTTTCCATCGGTTCCTGGACGAGGTAAGACCGCATAGTGCAATTTCCGACATCAAGAAGATTGCCAAATCATTCGTTGAATTACTGGACTTTAAAAATGACCCTATATTCACGAAAGCACTAAGCCAAGTTGAAACGAATTACTAACCCTCCGAACTCGGATAAAAACAATTTAAGATGAAACTAACAACAAGATTTTCAGGCGGCTCAACTTTTTTAGAAATTAAAGCCGACGAAACACAAGCAGAAGTGTTCAAAAACGGAAACGAAGCAATTGAAGTGATTAACAATCTTTTGGAAGTTATAGAAGATTTATGTCATATTGCACACAGGGATTTTCACTACCAATTAACAGAAAAAGAATAGTTATGTCAGAGACTAGAAAACCGTCCGATATAGCCCAACGCAAAGGCTCATACGAACCCGAACAGCCCGAAATGAAATCCGCTTGCCTAGAGGACGCAATATCAAACGTAATAGCAGAGCACCCGAATATCGATTGGGAAGAAGTGGCGCATTACATGGAGCAGCCTTATGTGGACAGGGAGCATAACCGACGATTGAAAGACAAAATATTGGAGCATTTGCCAGGAGTTGGTTCTGAGAATTTAGTATTGTTGAACTTGATTAAAAAATTTAGGGTATGAGTATAGATGACGAAATAGAAATCATGTTTGCGAAAAGAATGAGTCTAAAAAAGAAGTTCACTTATTGTAAATTAGAAGCTTTCAAAATTCCTATGAATAGCTCCGAAGAACAAGAAGAAAAAAGAGGCGTATTTTTAAAAGATATGTACGATTCTTATGCAAAACTTTACTCTTTAAATAAGCAATTGATTGATAAACTTAACGAAATATAAAGAAATGAGAATAACGAAAGACTCGATATCTGAATTAAATAGAGACGAAATAGCTGATTTGTATTTTGAAGAGCTAAAGGAATGCAACAATAGTCGTGATACTAGGTGGAGACAAATAAATATGGCTATTTTGATGAAATATAAACTTTCTGGATTGGAATATATAAAAAATAAGGCTTGGAAGTTACTTGATGATTTTAAATCACTAAAACAAACGGTATAATGGAAAAAGAAACTAAATGGCTGATGGTTCACGCAATCGAGGCGGTTCGCAGCGGATCACACGCACTGGAATATGACAACGGAGATTTGGAAGGATTGAGGGCGTTTTTGAGAAAGGCGTTTCCTGATGATAATGGAGGAATAGTAGGGTCTTTTAGGTATTATTTCGGAGTAGGCAACGGTTGGGCTTGCGACAATGAGTCGTATACAGAACTGCCGTCAATCCTCCTCAGCGAAATCCAACCCGACGAACCCGAGTTTGTGAATGACAGACTGCATCTTGTCGAAATAACTGAAATACAAAGAACATTGAAACTATTGGAGGCTCAAATATTAGCTTGCGATAGGTCTGAAAAAGCTGTTAAATTATTAATTACGGAAGCGCAATGCAGTATAGGCAGTTCATTGGATCGTTTGCTTTCTAGGCTAGCTAAACCCAACACAATCACCATTACAACAACTTATCCCGTTGAGGTGGTTTTGAATGGAAATCGCTTGTATGTTAGGGAATAAAATTGTATTTTTGAAATACCGAGTAGAGCCGGTGAGAAAAATTTCAAAAGTCCGTTAATGTTTGCACGCTCTACTGCATTCGTTGGCGGCTTTTAACTTTTATAATTATGTTACAATTAAAAAAAGCAACAAGGAAACAAGTCAAACTAAGGCTTAACATTTCCGCACCAAGCGGGGCAGGTAAAACATACTCTGCCTTAAGAATGGCTAAAGGTTTAGTAGGTGAATGGTCAAAAATCGCGGTCATTGATACCGAGAACGGATCTGCAAGTCTCTACTCTGATTTAGGCGAGTTCAATGTTATTGATATGCAACCGCCGTTTACACCTGAAAAGTATATTGAGGCATTGGCCGCATGTACCGCAGCAGGAATGGAGGCGGTAATAATTGACAGTAGTTCACACGAATGGGCATGCCTACTCGAAGAAAACGAACTATTAGCCCAATCGGCTTTCAGAGGCAATACATGGAGTGCCTGGAGTAAAACAACGCCAAGACATGACAGGTTCATTGCCGCAGTACTTCACCATCCTGCACACGTAATCACTTGTACCCGCTCTAAAATGGAAACCGTAATGGGAGAAGGCAAGAAAGTACACAAGGTTGGAATGAAGGATGTTCAACGTGAGGGCTGGGAATACGAGCTTACCGTTTCTTTGAATATTGACCGAGAAACGCATTTGGCAATACCAAGTAAAGACCGAACAAACCTTTTTGAAGGCAAACAACCGTTCCTTATTACAGAGGAAACAGGCGAGACAATAAAGAATTGGTGCGAAAGTGGGGATTCTGAATTGCAGGTTGCAATCAATGAAATGACAATCGTAGCAACATTGGACGACCTTAAATTTATCTGGAGCAAGTATAAAAACCTGCAGACAGACAAAAAATTCGTTGCCGCTAAGGATAAGCGCAAGAAAGCATTGGAGCCAATAACAGAAGAACAACCTAAATAAATTAAATAATGGGAATTTCAAGAGAAAACAGAGAGCAGCAAACCGAATGGGATTTGCACGAGAACCAAGAGTTAATTCCAATTGAACTATCAGGGGAAATCGCCCCTGATTTGTTCGGAATTGAACCCGTAAAAGCGCAGGAAATGGTAAGCGGACTAACAACCGTCTTTGCCGAACGTGAAGCATTAAAGAATGCGTACATCGATGTTGTTGAATTGCCAGTAACGGCTGAAAATCTACCAACATTTAAAGAGTTGCGTTTAAAGATTGTCAAGAACCGGACGCAAGGCATTGAGAAATGGCATAAGACAAACAAAGCTTTTTATTTGGCTGGAGGTCGCTTCGTTGATGCCATCAAAAACAAAGAGGTTTTGGAGAACGAGCAAATGGAATCAAAACTTCTGGAGGCTGAAAAGTATTTCGAGAATTTGGAAAATGCCCGACTTCATGCGTTACGTTTGGATCGTGAAGAATTGTTGCGCCCGTTTGTCGATGTGCTACCTAGCGATTTAGCTTCTTTGGACGCTGATGTGTTTGAATCGTTTTTGGCTACTAAAAAAGCCGCTTATGAGGTTAAGATAGAATCTGATAAGATAGAAGCAGAACGCGTCGAAGCAGAACGTAAAGCAGAGTTGGAACGCATTGAGGCGCAACGTTTGGAAAACGAACAATTGAAAAAAGAAGCCGACGAACGTGAAGCTGTAATAAAATACGAACGTGAAGCTGCTGAAAAACTATTGGCAGAGGAACGCAAAAAAGCACAGGACGAAGCCAATAGGATTGCGAAAAAAAAGGAATTGGAACTTGCCGCAGAACGTGAAAAACAAGAGAAGTTGCAAGCCGAACTAAAAGCAAAACAGGACGCAGAGGAAAAGTCGAAAAAAGAATCGGAACTAAAAGCGGAAGCAGAGCGTAAAGAAGCCGAGAAACTTGCCAAAGCACCAATTAAAAAACAGTTGGTAGTTTGGGTTGGTTCATTCTCTATTCCCGAAACCAATATAGACAACGACGCTACTAAAGAAATCAAAGAAAAATTCGAAGCCTTTAAAAAATGGGCTGTTAACCAAGTAAATAATTTATAAAATGGAAGTATCAGGAGTAATCAAATTAATCAATGCTGAGCAACAAGTGAGCGCCAGCTTTAAGAAAAGAGAATTGGTGGTGACCACGGATGAGCAGTATCCGCAGCACATCATGATCGAGTTTACGCAGGACAAGTGCGACTTGCTGAATAATTACAAATCTGGGGATTCGGTAAAGGTAAGTATCAATTTACGTGGACGCGAGTGGATTAACCCACAAGGCGAGGCGAAGTATTTCAATCAGATTCAGGGTTGGAGGATTGAGAAAGAGCAGGGTTCGGCTCAAGCACCAGTGCAACAACAAGCGCAGACATTTGAGCCGTCTTCTGGAAACGCGGAGGAATCAGATTTACCTTTTTAAAATGGTAAATTAAATTTGTAGTTACCGTTTTAAAAACATATATTTATAAAAAAATAAAAACTATGAAGGTATGTTTTAAATGCGGTGAAGAAAAAGAACTTTATGAATACTATACGCACAAACAAATGGCAGACGGTCACTTGAATAAGTGTAAAGTTTGCACAAAAAAAGATTCTGAAAATACCAGATTAAAAATTATCTCTACACCGGAAGGTTTAGAAAAAGAAAGAGAAAGGCAAAGAGAAAAATATACCAGACTTAACTATAAAGAAAGGCAAAAAGAATGGGATTTAAAAAGGCCTTGGAAAAATTTATCTGTAGTTAAAAACCTTAATAGGAACTTTAAAATACCTGACGGTTTTGAATTACACCATTGGAACTACAATAATGACTTTCTAAAAGATGTTTTTCTTTTGTCTATTTCAGAACACAGAAAATCACATAAATTTTTAATTTTTGTTTCAGACTTGCGTTTATTCAAATCAAAGGAAGGAGATTTGTTAGACACCAAAGAAAAACACATGCAATACTTAATATCAAAAGGAATAAAAATATGACTCTTAAACTCGGAATCAACCAATTCATATCAACCCGTGACGTAGCGATACTTTGCGGGTTGTCTGATAACGCCGTAACCAAACGAGCAAAAAGACGCGGAATAGTCGGTGAGCAAATCGGTATGTTTATACATTACAAACGTTTCGAGGTTTACGCGATTGCAGAATCATTACGAACCGACCCGAATGAAGAACCCGTTCAGCACATCAACACCCAACGCAGCCAGTCGCTTGCAGCAAGAAGCGAAGTAATTGAACGACTTGGAGGAACAGGAAATCGTAACCATTGCATGCCCGAAACAATACGACCAAACTTTTACAACCCATTTGACTAAGTGGACATCCAATCAAAAATCCAAACCATAGAAATCTATTACATACTTTGTAATGGGCGCGAATTTTCGGACTACGCTTTTAATTCGAATAAATTGGATTGGTGGTTGATGGTTGCTAATATGTGGCTTTGGCAAAATGGGTTTTGGGTGGTGGAGATTTGTTGAAATAAGTTTGGTATATTAAATTTTTTATTGTAATTTCGTTACACTCTCGACAAGTAACAACTTAAAGGAATAAAAGCCTGTATTCGGAAGTCGAGAGCCGCGTACAGGCTTCCTTTTTTTTATGGAAATATTTATCAAACACCCGATTGAATTAATTTATAATCAATCAGAGCCTAGCAGAAAAGAAAGACTTATTCACACAGTTAATATGGCTGTATTGAGACTTTGTAATTTAGAAATACTAAACATACTTTCAGTTGAAGACCATAAAGGCGCACTTACTGTAAGGATATATGAAGAAGACGGAAACGGTAACACATTCAGGGCTTTCGTTCACGCATGGGATTTTTATAATGAATACGATGTTTCTGTTTCGGTTGTAGGACACAAACTCCCTTTCTGATGCTTAAGTTTCAACTCGACAAATCAAGCAAAAAATTCAACTGCCCGAACTGCAGTAAAAAGACTTTCGTAAAATTCATTGATGTAGAAACAAAAGAATATTACTCGGAAGAATTTGGACGCTGCGACCGTGAACAAAACTGCGGTTATTTCAGAAAACCTGAATCTAACGAGGTTGTTGTAGTTGATAAAGCAGAGGCAAATAAAAAGCAAACATCTTACATCCAATTGGAAGTACTGGAGAGTTTTTACCTAAACAAAAAACAGGATAATTTTTCTAAATTCCTATCAACGATATTTACTGCAGAACAATTGGCAAAAGCATATTCCGATTACTTTATTTCGGATTACGGAAACGGCAACACAATATTTTGGCAGATTGACCAACTTGAGCGAGTGCGCTCAGGTAAAATAATGGCTTATAATCCGACAACAGGAAAAAGGGTAAAAGATGCAAATGGTAAAGCCCATATAAATTGGATTCATTCTGCAATGAAAATACCAGAATTTAATTTAAAGCAATGTATTTTCGGATTGCACCTTACGAAAGAAATACGAACCAAGACGATTGCATTGGTCGAAAGCGAAAAGACTGCAGTGCTTATGTCGGTTTTTGAGCCTGATTTCCTTTGGTTGGCTACCGGGTCTAAAAGTGGTTTCAAACTCGAATACCTTGCTCCATTGAAACTTCGTAAAATTATAGGTTTTCCCGACAAAGGGTGTTATCACGAATGGAACGCAACCGCAATAAAATTGACTGAACAGGGTTTTAATCTAACAATAAATGACTTTTTAGAAAACTCAGATTGTGAGTTAGGGGAAGACATTGCTGATAATTATTTAAGGTTATGAGTATTAAACAACAAATGTCTGAACTTGCAAAAGAGGAATCGAATAAAAAATCAGAGTTCCCGATTGAGATATTTCCAAAACCGATACAAACTTATATACTGCAATGTAACGAAACACTTGACAGTAATATAGATTATATGTCCGCTTCGCTTCTTTGGGGCGTGTCTTCGGTGGTCGGTAATTCATGCGCCATACAGGTTAAAAATGGGTGGCGGGAGTTCTGCAGTATTTGGGTTGCATGCGTAGGTTCTGCAGGCGTAGGAAAAACACCAAGTATAGCGATGGCGATACGTCCGTTTGAAATAATTAACTCGGACATGATTTCACGTTACCGTAAAGAAATGGATGCATATAAAAACGATGAATCAGGAACGATGGTAAAACCAAGACCTGAACAATTCATCGTAAACGACATTACTATTGAGGCGTTGGTTCAACTACACAGCAACAATAAAAACGCAATTGGAATGTTTCGCGAGGAGCTTGACGGATGGGTAAAGAACATGTCGCGTTACAGCAACGGTTCGGACTTGCCGTTTTGGCTTTCCACATGGAGCGGCAAGGCTGTTTCCATGAACCGAAAAAGCGGGGATTCATTTTTGCCTAAACCTTTTGTTCCGATATTAGGGGGTGTACAACCCGCAATCTTAGAAAGCTTCAGTACAGAGGAAAACAAATCAAATGGATTTCTTGACCGTATATTGCTTTGCTGCCCTGAAATATCAATTGACCTTTACAATGTCAACGAAATGGATCACGATGGTATTATTTGGTATGATGATTTCGTAAAATCATTTGCCCGTAACGTAAAATATGCGATAAGTTACAGCGATGATTTTGAGATAGTGCCGAACGTATTCAAGATGGATAAAGAAGCTGATGCAGAATGGCAAAAAATATATAACGAAATTACGATAATGCAGAACTCCGATGAAGAAAATGAGTATATGAAGTCGGTTCTTCCAAAGCAAAAATCATATATACCGCGTTTCTGCTTAATAATACACCTGCTTCATAATCCTGACAAAATCGACACCTCAATACCAATAACCAGACAAACTGTTTTGCACGCTTGGGAGTTGAGCAAATATTTTATTTCTCAAGCCAAGAAAGTAAAAGTTGAGGCAAAAGAAACCAAATCCATACAATCAATTATCGCCACAAACAAAGAATCTACGCCAAAGGATAAATTCAAAGTGATGTACGATAGCGGAACCAAGTTGAACTATAAGAAGATAGCCGACCTATTGGACGTTACTAGGGCAACACTGTATAATTGGAAGTCTGAATTTGACAAAAAATAAAAACGCAAATACAACAAAATCAATACTTTGTATTCAAAAGTGTATAAAAAAGTGTATAATTTGACACTTTTGACACCAGCTCTTTAAATGAATTAAAAAAGGGTTATTTTTATATATTATATTATATTATATGTATAATATGTAAAATATATAGTATTAATAAGGGCTAACGAGGCAAAAAGTGTATAAAAAGTGTCAAATTAGTGTATAAAAAGTGTCAAATGTACAACCTACTCCAACGAAAACACGACTATTACACCCAACAATTCATCGACGGACACATAACGATGCAGTTGTATTTCGAATTGGAGGAACTATTTATTAAAAGATCTAAATTATTCACGATATGCTTAAACTGAATAAAGCCACATTGAATAAACTTCACCTTGACGAACTCAGGACACGTTATCCAACTTTTCCTTATTTACCTGAGCCAAAGTACACTGACACAACCGCCAACGGACTGACCAAGTGCATCAAAGACTTCCTAAATTACTGCGGACACCAATCCGAGCGTATATCGACAACAGGCAGGCAGGTTGACAACCGAAAGGCAACCACTGACGTAATCGGCAGGGCTAGGACGGTCGGCAGCACTAAATATATCCCTGGCACCGGAACTAATGGAAGTGCGGACATATCAGCAACCATATTCGGAAAGTCGGTAAAGATTGAGGTCAAAATTGGAAAGGACAGGCAATCGGCAGACCAGAAGAAATACCAACAGGCAATAGAATCGGCAGGGGGGTTATATTGGATAGCTAAAGATTACGACGGGTTCATTGAGGATTACCGTAAATTTATAGCAGAGCAAAGAACTATACACACTTCGGCTAAAGGTGTTGAGTTCATAATAATCAGCCACGCATCTAAGACGGTGCAATTCATTAAAGATTTATCGATTATGCAGTTAACTGAATCACAACTTAAAAATTACCACTTATGAAAATCCAAGAAAAAGACAAGCAACGGGCGAGGGAGTTCGTTGAAACAGAAGCAAACAAAGATTTGCAATCCAATGCATTTATTTTTATAAAAAGTGAAAATGTTATTTTAACTGTAGGGGAACTTGAGGAATACTTGGCAATGTACGTCCTTCACCTAGAATCCATTGGCGTCATTAAATTCACCGAGAACCGAGAGCAACACCCAGAATTCGTTGACTGTTCAGATTTCGAAAGAAAGAATTGCTATTACAATAAATTCTGCATTGGTTGCGGACGTAAAATGCCGCACAATGTCTAAAGCTGGAACCCGAATGCACGGTATTTACGAAGTCCCAACGAACGCAGTAATACACACCCTAAACGGAAAGGACTGCTACGTATCAGGCATATCCACCAACTCAGTCCGCATCCGTTACCTGCACGACGGAAGTTTCGAGGATGTTCCGTATAATGAGGCTAGGGCGTTGTATATGCCGTTTAGTGTTGAACCAATTAAAAAATAGAATATGAAAAAAATGACAATAGCATACATAGCGCATCCCATTGGAGGCGACGTAAAAAACAATATCGACAAGGTCATTGCGATATGCAGGGAAATTAATTTAAACGAGCCTAACGTTGTTCCGTTCGTTCCATACTTATCTGACCTGTACGCGTTAGACGATACCATTCCAGAAGAACGCGAACGGGGTATTAAAAACGGATTGGAAGTTTTAGACAGGAATATTGTTGACGAGGTTAGACTGTATGGCGATAGGATAAGTTTCGGAATGCGGCAGGAATGTATAAGGGCTTTTAAAAATCAAATTTTTGTCAGACCAATGACACCAGAAACAACTAAACAACTACATAATCCTGAATACTTATGAACATAACAGATAAAATTACCATTACCAACGAGTGCAATATGTCTCTTATGAGCCGTTACCCTGATAATTATTTTGATTTGGCTATTGTAGATCCGCCGTATGGAATTAATGCAGAGCAAGGGACAAATAGAAAATCAAGGAAACAATTTCAAGATAAAGAATATGGTTGGGATAACTCAGCACCAGAGGAAAGTTATTTTATAGAGTTGAGGAGAGTTAGCAAAAATCAAATTATTTGGGGGGCGAACCATTTTATTGAATCGATTCCTTTTGCAAACTCAAAGCATTGGCTGATTTGGGATAAAAAAAATCCAGATAGGTGTTTTGCCGATGCAGAGATGGCTTGGGGTAGTCAGTTTGACAACGTCAGGATCATGAATCTAAAACGAGTTCAAGAATTGAATAAAGATGATTTTGGAAAGATACACCCAACTCAAAAACCAACCCAACTTTATAGGTGGATTTTGGAAAGGTACACCAAGCAAGATTCAAAAGTTTTAGACACCCACCTTGGAAGCGGTTCAATCGCTATTTCTTGCCACGATTACGGCGTTAATCTAACCGCCTGCGAACTCGATACCGACTACTACAACGCCGCAATAAAACGAATAAAGAATCATATTAGTCAGACCAAACTATTCTAAAACCCTACGAGATGTATTTATTTTACCATCTAACAAACAAACACAACCAAAACGATAGTAGTTACAAAAAATAAAAAATAATGCCTTAAAAACGATTAAAATGACTTTACAAGAAACAATTAAACAAAAAGAACAACGGTTTGAATCTGACAGATTGAATTTAGAGTCTCTGAAAACTGAAATAATAATGCTCAAGACCAAACAAGAAGCAAGCGCATCGGATTTGATAAAGGATTTTGAAAGCGGAGCTGGCAAATTCATACGATCAAAAACCCGTAATAGCACTTATGAATTTATTCTAGGCGGTGACGGTAGAAGTCAACCGTGGAGTGAACAACGGAAAGGAATGGTTTGTGAGGTGGCGTTTATTTCAGAAATTTGGGCTTCGGACGAATCAAAACAGAAATTAAAGATTTACATTCAACAGACTAAAGATTTTGACCACATAGTTATTAAGAAACTTTCTGTATAGTGATTGTTGCACATTAAATAATTTTTATTACTTTTGTGGTTATGGCTCACAGTATTGAGGATATAGAAAGGCTTTTCGATTTGATTGAAGATAAACTTGTTAATGGTTTCTCTTTAAGGCAGTCTTTGAAAGACGAGCATATTAGTTCCAAAACATTTTACGAATGGATTGAAGACGAGGACAAGCGAAAACGTTACGCGCGCGCATGTACGGAAAGAGCCGAAAAGATATTTGAGGAAATATTAGATATAGCCGATGACTCAACCAACGACTACATGACTATTAAGAAGGGAGACGAAGAATATCAGGTTGTAAATCCAGAATCGGCACAAAGAAGTCGATTAAGAATTGATTCTCGTAAGTGGATGCTTGGTAAAATGCAACCCGAAAAGTACGGTGAGAAAATAATCCATTCGGGGGATAAAGATAATCCAATCGAAATATCATTCGTTGACTGATGCAGCTACTTATTACTAAACCAAAACTTACCTCATATCAAAACGACTTTCTTTACAATGGAAGTCGTTTCACGTTTACAGAGGCATCAACCAAGATTGGCAAGACTTTTTCGCATATCTGGTGGATATTCGAAAGGTCGCATGAGGATTGGAATAAAGCAGGGTTTAATCATTGGTGGGTAGCGCCTGTTTATTCACAGGCAAAGATTGCATTCAACAGGCTTCGGGCTAAACTTGGAAAGACGGGCGTTTACAAGATCAATGAATCCTCAATGACCATTACATGCCCAAACGGCGCGATAATGCATTTCAAGAGCGCGGACAATCCAGACAATCTTTTTGGTGAGGATGTTTACAGTGTGGTGTTTGATGAAGCACCACGCGCAAAAGTTGAGGCATTCTATGCGCTTCGCTCCACTATAACCGCCACAGGAGGGTTAATGAAACTAATAGGAAACTTTGGCGGAGTTGCCAATTGGATGCACCAACTGAAAGAAAAAGCAAAGACCGATCCGCAGTACGCTTATTTCAAGATAACTGCATGGGATGCGGTTCGTGAGGGAATATTGCCAGAGGAAGAAATATTGCAGGCGCAAAGGGATTTACCCAAGCGGGTATTCAATCAACTGTATCTTGCCGAGGAAATGGAGACTGATGACCAGATGTGTTCGTTCGATAACATACAGAGCCTTTGGACAAATACACATGCCATAACTGGAGACAAATACATTACCGCAGATATTGCATTGCACGGTTCTGATAAATTTATCGTGCTTGTATGGGACGGTATGAAGGTTATTGATTATATTGAGGTTGACAAATGCGAGGCGAATGAGGTTGAAACGCTACTAAAGACCACAGCAGAAAAACATTCTGTAAAACGCGGCAATATCGCTTATGATGCGGATGGTCTGGGTTCGTTCCTTCGGGGGTATCTTCAAGGCGCAAAGCCATTCAACAACGGAGGCAAGCCAAAGGTTGACCAGCGATACAAAAATCTTAAATCCGAATGCGGTTATAAGTTGGCAGAGAAAATAAACAAGGGTGATATATGGATCGATTTGGACTTGCCTAAATCGGAGTTCATAAAGGAATTTGAATGTTTGCAATCTTACAAATTGGACGATGATGGTAAAATACAATTGTTGCCAAAAGCTAAGGTAAAAGAATTGATTGGTCATTCGCCTGATAAACTGGATGCATTCATAATGAGAATGTACTTTGAACTGAATCCAGTCACAACATTACGCTCATCATCACGCTCAGGATTCAAAGACCAATACCGCAAATAATGGGATTCAACACTGCACTCGCAAGATTATCGGAAGAAAGTTTCCAGTTCCTTTTAAAGAACGGGAAGCGTTCCAGCATGCTTGACGGGCACGATTTCGAGAGCCTTACATTATGCAGTTGGAAATTTTTAAAGGAAACATTACCTGAATTGATAAAAATTGGTAACTTTGAAAAATTAGTACTGGAGATATTCAGGGACAGGGGAATAAATATATTCTCATGCGATGTGGATAGGATTGAGCCCAATGATATATTGCATTTCATATTCTGGATAAAGGATGAACTGGAGGCAATCAATAAACTGGAAGCCGACAATCTTAACTCGGAACCGGATGCTGATTTGAATGCAGCTGGAATACATGAGATGAATGTTTTTGGGGACTTGAACACGATTGACCAATTGGCAGGAGGCGATATATTGAAGTGGGAGGCAATTAAGCAGTTGCGTTACCATCAGGTATTCGACAAGCAGTTAAAGAGCATTATTGAGAACAGGATTGAAAAGAAATACGCTAAGGCGAAAAGTAAACCAAAACAAAAATAAGATTGAATTTAATTAGCTTCTGGCAAGACCAAGTAACCAAATGGAACACAGAAAACAAATGCGGATTGTGTTGGGAGTTCGGCGCGCCACTCATTGAAAGCGCAGTCGAAACCTATACGCCAACAATTGGTAAAGAGTGCTGTGTTCAGGTATTGCTGGTAAGGGACAAGATTACCCCGTTCAGCACAACGAATACTTACGATAGCCGCACATCATTACGAACAAATGCAGTATGCAATCACGGATTCCAATTGCTCTTTTTGCTCCCAAGCGATATTGGCACCAACAATTTCAACGAAATAAAGAACCATCCCACAACCGAATCAAAGTGGGATACAATACTTAGCCGACTGGAAGAATGCATAAGCTGTGATATGAACATTGATTTCTGCGACATTATCGGAATGCAGTACCGCGTTACTCAATGGAGCGCACAGCAGGTTATCAATTACACAAGTAAGGCTTATTCAGGATATAGATTAACGGTTAACTTTCAAAAAACGGTATAAAAAGATGTCACACAACATAACATTTAATGCAGATAATGAAGAAAGCGAAGAATATAAAAGACTAATTAATTTACTTTCTGAATCAAAGCCCATATATCTCATTGAGTCCAGAAGTGATGGTTTTAAAATTACAGAAGTAATTATAGACAATAAACTAATCGACTATAAAATAGAAGATTTAAAATGATACAACCCAACCCCGAAATAATCCAACAAACCATGCAGGGTGTCATTGAAAAATTCCTAAAGCCCAAATTTATTTCATTGGGCATGAACGCTTCGGGTAAGTGGTTGGCGTCCTTGGAGGCTAGGGTAAACGGTTCGCGTGGCGAGATATGGGGGATGGATTATACTTACTACTTGGTCAACGGTCGCTCGCCAGGCAAAAGACCGCCAATAACCCCACTCGTTGCATGGGTAGGTCATAAGTTCGGATTATCTGGACAGCAGGCGGTAAGCGCGGCATTCGCTGTAGCCAACAAGATTGAAAAGGAGGGCACTAACTATTACCCAAGCGGAACGGATCTATTGGAGGTACTGCAAAGCCCAGAGGTAACACAGTACGTTTACAATGAAATAAAGAATGATATGGCAGGCCAAGTGAGGTCAGAGATATTGCGCATAACCAGACAAACATTAATAACCGCATAACAATGGCAGCTACCGTAGCAAGGGTTACATTCAACGATATACCAGTAGAAAACGATTTGCTCAGGCTTGTTGTAAGCAATGCTGTTGGTGGCGGAACAACCAATATAAACGAAACCTTCAAGACTTTAAGATCCACGTCTGCCGAAGTGACAATCGGTTCAACAATAAATGATACTGCATTAAATTATGCAACGGCATTCATTACGGATTACGGGGATAATTTTAATGTAACGGTCCTGAATAATGTGGTGACTGTTTCTGTAATGGCAGACGGGGATTATTCAGGGTTCACATCATTCGTTACCGGAAGTTTCGCAGACGTACAGTTGCAGACTCCGACCATATCAGTTTCGGGATTGGAATCTGACAGGTATTTGATAAACAACGAAATATGGATTGAGGTAGGATCAAATACACCATCTGTAAGATTTGATTTGGTATTTACAAATACCCGAACGCAGAAATCATCAGTGACTATAACCATATACCCATCGCCATCAGGCAGGGCAAGGCTTAACATTTCACCTGTATTGAAGTCGATGTTCCAGTATCCATCAGACGCAAGGGGATACGTAACCAACAACCTGCCAACGGATAACTCAAATAAGTTCAGCATATCTGTATCTTCGGCAGGCAATCCGGATTTGGATCTGGTCAGGACATTCATAAGGGGCGGCAACAGGACCAATGACACAAACCAGACATTGCCAGTCAATTCAATATGCAGGCCAACCTACCTGCTTCCCGTGTGGGATATTTATCCTACCGCATCATATTACATTGCTGATGACGGGCTGATCAGGAAAACACTGGTTGCTTTCGTACCAGAAGATATGAAGGATTACAGGAGAAGCAAGGGATGCAATGAGGTTTACCTTAAGTTCATGAATCAGTATGGGGGTTATTCCAGCTGGCTGTTCGAGAGCCATTCGATTGCCGAAACAAATACACCACAGGGAACATTCATACGAAACAATATATTGGAGGATCTGGGAAGCGACGCAGATTCAAAACTGAAAATTTACAGCAAGGTACCAAAGGATTATATTTCGCTTATAAACGACCTGATTGTAAGTCCTGATGTCTGGGAATGCAAGGCAAACACGAATGACTTTGTCCGCGTGAGTGTGGCAAAGAACAGCGTTGAGGTTGATAACATTAAAAGAAGCTATTCGGTAAGCCTTACAGTTGATTATTCATTCAGGTTTAAACCAGATTTGCTATGGTAGAGTTAACCGCAAACGGCGAATCACTGGAACTTATAGACAAAGGCAACGACATTAAATACACGCGACAGATTGCCGATATATTTGATATAGCGGCGGTGAGCAATTCATACACCAACTCATTCACCATTCCAAAGACACCAGGCAATACACAGATTCTTTCGCAGCTCGGAATAACTGGAGATACGTCAAGGGTTCCTTATTCCAAAATCCCTTCTGATTTAAAGGATGATGGACTGCCTGTTGTAAAATCAGGATGGCTAAGGGTAAGGGAGACAACATCCGAATACAAGGTTAGCATCATCAACGGTATGATTGATTTTTTCAAGTCGATTGAGAACAAGACTATGGGCACGGATGTTAACCTGACACAATTTGACCATGAGAAGACAATAGACACGGTAATAGCATCATTCGACAACGAATATTATAAATACATCATAGCCGATTACAACGGCAAGAACTTCGGGACGGTATTGGGTGATACGGCAATTAATATTGATTATCTGGTGCCGTGCTTCAATATGGGTAAACTGCTTGACCTTGTGATAGAAACATTCGGGTTTACATCGGACAGGACAAACACCGAAGAACTCGACGATTTATACATCACATACCCAAAGCCACCAGCGGACAACGTGACATCTGAGCTTATAGCAACGCTCACAAAGGCGAATTACACGCTTTACAATCCAACACCTGATGCAGGAGGATTCGTATCGCCTTCGTCGCAATATTTCTGGGATTCGTCCGATGTGGATCAGGGCAGCCTTGTATCAAACTGGAAATATGTAATACCTGCCGACTATGCATACAGGTTCGATTTATCGATTGAGACTTATGGACAGTATTTTATAAGGACCTCATTCGGGGCTTACGTCAGTCCGGTTGCAAAATCAATGAGGATTGAAATATTAAGGAACGGAAACCCCGCGCTGGCGTTTGATTCTGACCCGTTAAATCCAGCAACAGGCTCGGTAAGCATATTTTGCAATCAGGGAGATATAATAGATATAAGGATACTTGCACTGTATTTCAGGGACGGAAGAGTTATAAGGGAAATACACCACAATTCAGCCGAATTCAAGATTTACAAGACCAATCAGGGAGATATTATCCTTGCCGATGCATTCAAGGACTTCAAGGTAAGTGACTTTTTCAAGGAATGTTTATGGTTCACAAGCACCACACCGATACTGGACGTGGTAAACAAGAGCATGACGTTCAAGACGCTAGAGCAGAGACTTGATTTTTCAGATGCACAGGATTGGAGCGAAATGTATGTTGAAAGGAACGGTGAGAAATATGACAGCGGCTTTGCGCAGAAGAATATATTTTCACATAAGTATAACGACCCTGATGATAAGTCCCTTAATGGATTCCTGACTGTTTCTGATGCCAATGCGCCTTCCGAAAAGAAACTGATAGAATCCATAACCTTTGCGCCTGAGCAGCTACGCACCACATTTAACGATTCTGACGGGGTTGAATCCTTCAATACGTACAAATTCAAGATTTGGGAGCGTGAAACAAAGGAGGACGGCGACGGAAATATCGGCATTGAATATAAGGGGCTTAACCAGCGTTTCTACTTCATGAAATACAGGATGTCAGAGGTTTCCGAATGGCTGCTTATGTCTGAGGCTGTATCAGGAAGCGATACGGTAACGCAGGTTCCGTATGCGGATACCACAGGAACAACCTATAACCAGATTGTGCCCGCAAGGTATGCAAGGTATATGGACGTTATCAATTATTTCAAGGTACATGACATTGATTTGGCAATGGGATTGCTTGATTTCTATCAAGCGGATCTGACAAAGCCAGTTTATTTCAGTCAGGAGGCGCAGTATTATATGCTCAATAAATTAACCTACCAGTCAGGACAATTGGCATCAGGTGAGTTTGTGAGGATTGGCAAGATACCTGAGGTTCCTCTGGGAGACATAGCCATTCAGGTTGATGCGGTAAGCGGATATGCGGTAAGGTTCAGGATTCCGATAGTCGCAGGCTACAATGACATAATCCCAGAAGGAACAACTGTAATCATAAACGGCGTGGAGTGCGAAATATCATCTATACTTGCCAATGATGTATATGTAAGGTTCTACGCGGTTATTCCTTTCGAGAATTATGAAACCGAGCCCGTATTGAATAGTTTCGATATACAAACCACCAACGGAACCGAGACAAGGCAGAATATTTATTATGGACCTGATGTAATATTCACTACGGCAGACCAAGGATCGGGCACGGTAAAAACACTAACCGCTAATTTAGAATAGGCATGGCAGAAGAGGTAATAAATATAGCGACATTCGAGTTTGATGTTGACAAGCTGCAGGCTAGCCTTAGTTCATTGCAGGACACTATGTTTGCACTTCGCAAGGAGCAGGAAGGATACGTGAACCACAGCAAGGAAGTGAAGAAGGCAACCGAGGCATTGGTTAAGGAGCAGTTGCGTTTGGCAGCTTCTGGTCAGGAACTTTCTGACGAATACAAGGAGAACGACAAACTGTTGCAGGACTTGTCCAAATCGGAACAGCAGCTATACAAGAACCAGCAGAATACGGCAAATTCAATGGCTCGTGTACGTACTGAGTTGACTGCAACCAATAAGGAACTTAACGCTTACATGACCAGCCAAGCAAAGCAGACTACTTTGATTGAGGCAGGGAATGCAGCATTGGGAAGGGAGATAAACAATAAGAACCAAGCAAAAGCAGCAAATATTGAACTGAACAGGATTTCTAATCAATTGAATCCATCCATAAAAGAGGAAGCCGAACTATTAAAGCTAGTTAATGCGCAGATTGATAAGAATACTGACTATATAAAAGCCAATTCAAGCGAGTCCGCAAAGCAAAAATTAAATATAGGAAACTACACCGAGTCAATTAAAAAGGCAATAACCGAATCTAAACTATTCGGTTCGGTATTGGATAATCTACCGGCACCCTTTCAGCGTGCGGCGATAGGCTTTAAATCTGTAAATGAAAGCATTTCAGAAGTCAAAAATGCATATAAGGATTTTTACTCTGGATTGTCCGAGGCTAGAAAAGCACAGGAGGATTTTAATTCATTAACTAAAATAGCCACGCAAACAACCGAACAGGCAAAAGTTGCGGAAGAGGCAAGAATAGCCATAGGGTTTAAAATGAATCAAGGATTGGCAACTCAGGCGGAACTAGAGATAGCTACAGCCACAGCCACAACAACCGCTACCGCCGCCCAGAATGCCCAGACAGCAGCAACTGAGGCTGGGGTTATAGCAACAAACGCTTCATCTACCGCTTTAAAATTATTTAAAGTAGCGTTGATAAGTACAGGAATAGGTGCAATTGTAGTTGTATTAGGTTCATTTATAGCTTATTTGACAACAGCTCAGGACGGTATCGGAAAACTTACCGCCATTACCCGACCATTGCAGGCAATATTCCAAGGATTATTGGGATTGTTAAGTAATCTTGGGCGTACACTAATTGAAACATTCGAGAATCCAAAGAAGGCGTTATCCGATTTGGGTGACTTCGTAAAGAATAACCTTATTAACAGATTCAAGGCGTTCGGCGTAATACTTGAAGGTATAATGGATTTGGACTTCAAGAAAGTATTGAACGGTGCAGCTCAGGCAGCGTCAGGTGTTGAGAATGTAATCGACAAGGTACAGGCTGGCGCGGCAGAGGCCAACAAATTCTTGGTCGAACAGGCCAAACTAGGGGCGGAAGTTGACCGGATTACCAAGCAAATGGAAGCCTCTCAGCTTGCTTTCAACGCGGCACAGGTTGCAGTTGGTGATGCATTGGATAAAAACAACCTTATCATTAAGGACACTTCAAAAAGCTTCCGTGAACGTGCAGCCGCAGCTAAGGAAAACATCGCAATCGCTGAGGCAAACGGTCAGGCAGAGGCAAAGATACTGGAACTTGAGCTGCAAAGACTTAAAGTACAGCAGCAGATAAAAGGCATACAGAACCTGACCAATGCAGACAAGCAGGAAGAGATAGATTTACTTGTAAAGATTGACGACGCGGAGGATAAAGGTTTGGAGAAACGTTTGGAGTATTCTCGAGTGTTATCCGGATTGGAAAAGGAACGTCAGGACGCAGCGAAGAAAGCTAGAGATGAACAGATTGCATTGGTCAAGAAACAACAGGAGGCTGCAATCAAGGCGATGCAGACCGAGCTTGATATTTATATCGCATCACAAGGCGATAAAAAGAAATCACTTGAGGAGCAATTGAAGTTCAGCGAGGAAGTGATGAAGCAGGAAATCGCAATCGCACAGGCTGAGTACGATGCAAAGAAACTGACACTTCGTGAGTTTGAATTGGAAAAGATTGAGATTACAAATGAGTTCCTTTCAAGACAGACCGAAGCCGTCATTGCCAACGGTGAGATTGAATTGGAGCTATTCCGTTTACATAACCAAAGACGCATTGAGGAGAACCAATTCTATAATGAGGAGTTGTATCGTCAGGATTTGGATCGTATCAATCGACTTGCTGAGGAAGAATCAAACTTGCAGACACAACGATTCGCCGCTGGTTTGATAGGAATCGAGGAATACAACCTAGCCATTGCACAGATTGATGAAAACCAACGCGTGGCAAATGAAGCCGCAGAACAGGAACGAAAGGATGCAAAGAAAGAAAAAGAAGCTATTGATGTTGCAATACAATCAGAGTTAAACGCAGAGGCTTTTGAGTACAGTCTTCAATTGCAAATGGAGCAATACCAACGAGAGTACGACCAAAGAAAAGCAATTGCCGTAGCTAATGGAGCAGATATGATTAAGTTCGAAGAAAACGAGGCTAAGAAAAAGAAACTAATTGAGCGCACGGTAACAGATAATAAACTTGAATTAGCACAAACTACCTTTGGAACAATAGCAAGTATCTTAGGCAAGGAGTCAGCCGCTGGGAAAGCTGCTGGTGTTGCTCAAACAACAGTAGAAACTTACAGAGGCGCACAGGCGGCGTTTACTGGAATGACAGAAGCAATACCGGGTCCCGTAGGTATAGCGCTTGGTGTAGTCGCTGCGGCTGGAGCTGTTGCCGCAGGTCTTGCAAACGTCAAGAAGATACTTGCGGTTAAACCTGCAACTGTTGAGGGCGGTGCGCCACGTCCGAAGTATGCAAGCGGTGTTATCAGACTTGCAGGAATCGGTAGCGGAACTTCCGACAGCCTTGATGCAAACGTTTCGGCAGGGGAAAGCATCATAACCGCACGCGCTACCCAGATGTTCCCGCAATTGCTTAGCCAGATTAATCAGGCAGGCGGCGGTGTCGGTATAGATGGCAATACATCACAGATTTTACAGAACAATATCTCACAACGTGCCGACAATTCCCAGATGGCAGAGGCAATAGCCAACGCGGTACGGACTGGTGCGGCACTAGGAACTGCAGAGGGCGCAGCAAAAGGAATAGTTGACTTATCGGATAACCGTCAAATTATGGCAGATGCTAAGTTCTAAGATAAAGACATTAATAGCCGACGGCACAGAGCCTTATTTCGAGGGAAAGCGTAACTTTGAAAACCCAACCGATGAGTTTGAACAGTTGGCAAAGCAGCGAGCAACAATTTGCGGAGGATGCCGTTATTTCAGGAAAGAACCGATACCATTTTTAAGGATAGAAGAAACACGCGTTCCCGAACTATCGGAAATGGCATGCGGAAAATGCGGATGCGAACTATCATACAAGACAAGACAGGATATTAAAAAATGTAGCAAATGGCAACAGTAGGCGAGTTCATAGAGGAAAACAAGAATGTTATAACTGTCTTGAAGAAGACGGGGCATATTCCCATGACGGTACTCCGATCGTTCCAAATATACATTTACTTCAACGGTTTGACCTGCAAAAGCAAAATGGACAAATACCAGCAGACTGCAGAAATAATGGGCGTGAGCATTTGGACTGTAATGGATTGCATAAAAGATATGAATAAATCGATTTAAATTATTATATTTGTTGTTCACGACACTAACTTAATATAGCCTCCTTTGTTGTCGTGACATTGGGGGTTTACTTTTTATTATGGAAACTAATATAATAGGAAAACTAATCGGGGGGTTATTTATAACAACTTTTATATTGTCTATTTTAAAAATATTTTCATTAATTGAATGGTCGTGGACATGGGTAACATCCTTTTTATGGATTCCAATATTTATTTTTATATTTTTCATTTTTGTATGCCTTACGCTTGCATTGATTCGTAACTTAAAAAAACCTAGAAATGTTTAGTTTGGGAATCGGCTTGACCACTCACAACCGAAACGAAACCGCAAAGCACACACTTGAGCAAATACGAAAGCACGCACCAACTGACGCAAAGATTGTAGTTGTAGATGATGCAAGCAAGATTCCTTTTGAGGGTTCCGATTTCAGGTTCAACGTCAACGTTGGTATTGCGCAAGCCAAGAACAAGTGTTTTGAACTTCTTGAGGACTGCGATTATATATTTCTCTTTGATGATGATTGTTACCCGGTTGTTGATGGTTGGGAGCTGCCGTATATTGAGTCGGAGGCGAATCATTTGTCTTTTACTTTCGATAGGCTGGCTAACGGCAGGCAAAATGGGAATAAGATAGTTATGGATATGGGGTATTTGACTGTATTCAATAACCCATGTGGATGCATGTTATTCTTTACAAAGAAATGTCTTGAAGTTGTTGGTGGATTTAATCCGCTTTATAAGGTTTACGGATATGAACACGTTGACCTTTCGGTAAGGATTCACAATGCAGGATTGACAGATTGCAAATTTATGGATGTGCCGAATAGCCTTTCTTTATTCTACTCTCACGACTACCACTCAACAATAACTTCAAGCGTTGGCGCATTAAGAAGCACGTACGTTCGCGAGAATATTAAACTTTACAACCAATCGCAACGAAGCAAGGAATTTATTCCGTACAAACCAATCCCAAAGATTAAGCACAAGAACGTAATCCTTACAAGTTACTTCAATTACACGGCAGACCCGCAACGGGGAAAACGCTGGCAGGCGCAGATTGAGGAACTGATGCCGTTAATAAAATCCTGCATCAAACACAAACAGCACCTTATTGTTTTCAGTGACTGTTTTGTCGATAGCGTGAACAGCGAATACATAAAATTTGAAAAATCATTGCCAAGCAAGACGCACAGCCCGAATGTCTACAGATGGATTGTATATCAGGAATGGATGCAGCGAAATGATTTTGATAAGTGCTGGATGGTTGACAGTACGGATGTTGTTTTGCTGAAAGAGCCGTTCAAGATACTTGAAAAAGGCAAACTGTATTGCGGGGACGAAATCGGAATGATTACCGACAACAGTTGGATGCGCAAGACGCAGGAACGTTTCATTTCAAATATACCCGATTACCGTCAAATAATCTTGCGTCACAAGAACGAAATATTGATTAACTGCGGATTGGTTGGCGGTTGCTCGGATGTAATAGAGCCGCTTATTGATATATGGGCGGGGCTTCATAAGACAAAAACTGTTGGGCTTCGATACAGTACTGACATGGCAATATTCAATTATGTGGCGCATAAGCATTACAATGATGTCTTGGTTCACGGTGAAGCAATCAACACCAAATTCAAACACGAGGAATTGAATAATAAAAAAGCGATATGGAAACACAAGTAGAAAGGCTAAGCGACTGTTGTAATGCTAAAATTAACTACTGTAACGGGGCCAAGAAAAACATTCGAGTAAAATTTTATAAATGTACAAACTGCGGTTCGGATGCTAATATAAAAAGACGCCAAGTCTTACCGCCTCCGTCTGCCAATCCTAAAATTAAAAAATAATGGAATTAATAAGAAACAACATAATCTTCACCGATCCTGCGCAAGTAGCGGAAATGGATTTGTACAATGAACCTTTTTATGAGCAATGGATGCTTACCAATATCCAGAAACTTCCGTATAGGAAAGGCGTTTGGCTTGACATCGGAGCTCACGTCGGAAACCACACGATATTCTTTTCAAACCATTGCCAAGCCGATGAGGTTTGGGCTTATGAGCCAACACCTAGCACGTTTGCAATACTTGAGCAAAACGTAAATAATAATCCGGGCAATGTGGTTAGGTTATTCAACTGCGCAGTTGGGGCAAAGAAAGGTTATTGTACAGTAAAGGAAAGCAAGAACGGCAGCGGTAAGAATAGCATAACCAAAAGCAAGGGCAAAACAAAATTGGAGATTGTCGGGGATATTTCTGCAAGTGTGGCTTTGATCAAGATTGATGTAGAGGGATTCGAATTTGAGGTCTTGAAAGGCGCGATGCCTGTTATTGAACGAGACTTTCCAGAGTTGTTTGTTGAGACTTTTGAACCAATGGAGAAAGTTTTGGAGATGCTGCCGAAAGGGTATAGGTTGGTTGGAACATATAACAACGCGCCAACTTACCATTTTAGCGCGTCAAAACTTAGTGTGTCAGAAAACATGCGAACAAATCCTTGAGCAACATACACTACATAACCCCATACTCAACCGAAAAGAATTTCGGAAAGGCAATCAACGAACAGATTGAATGCGTACCCGATGATGCGTGGGTTTGCCTGATGGACGGGGATGTAATGTTCCTAACTCCAGAATGGGGACAGCAAATATCAGAAGTAGTTAAACTGTATGGCAAAAAATATTCCCTTTTAGGATGCATGACCAACAGACTTGCGCGTCCAATTCAACGATACAAGGGCGAGTTCAGTAACGACATGGATATTATGAACCATTACGAAATTGCCAAGCAATTGCAAACCGGACATTGGGCAGAAGTAGAGGACATAACCTTAAAGAGAAGAATAGCGGGAATGTTTATGCTATTTCCGAAATCATTATGGAATCAGGTAAAGTTTCGGGAGAACACGCCAAACTTTGACGATTACTTTTGTTCGGATGTTTTGAGGAAAGGTAAACGGCTTGGATTGATTAAAGGGCTTTATATGTTTCATTTTTACAGGGCAAACAAGAGTCCAAAGGACAGGAGTCATTTAATAAATTCAACCCCATCAACCTCTGGAACCTCGTCGAACATCACATCTGAAAGCTGATTGAAACTATCTGTTTCATTCGGGGCAATAGATACGTTATTTATGTAAGTATAAACCGTTGCGTTACCTGAGGCTATAGAAAACCTAACTTTACCCGATTGGAATTCATCCGTTTCGTTTTTTACGGTCGCCTCGAAATTATACCTCCTGTTCTCAATATAATTGAAATCGTACGAAATTATCTTGACCGAACCTTGCTGAACAGCATAGGGAACTTCGTCTTTGTTATCACATGATGAAAATGCGATTGCTATAAACAGTATTAGTTTTTTCATTTCGTGAGTGCGTTTAATTCATTTTCCTTTTCAGTAATCTCCTTTATAAAATCGTACTTATCCATCGGTATTTCACAAACTGATGCACACCACTTCAAATAATCCAAATACCTATTATCGTTTTGAATCTTAAGCCTGTGCAAAGTAATGTACGGGTTTTCTATTTTAGGCTTTCTGCTCCAGAACATTTGGAAGATTTTATCCAAACAAATATAGTGAAGCTATTTTACTTTTACAACAAAAATATACTTTGGCTTACGAGATTAAGATATACGGTGATGTAGTGCACGTTTCGGACGCAGCCCCTAACAAGGTTTCGCTTCTTGATTTGCAGAACCAACTTTCGGAAGCAAATGGAGAACCTTTATTTGTAAGGCTTAACGGTAACGGGGGCGATGTTGACGAGGGATTCGCGATGTATTACGAGCTCAGGCGTTACGCAAAGAACAATAAAGTACCAGTCCATACGTTCGCAGAATCAAGATTGAACTCAATATACACTGTTATTTTCTTGGCAGGAGACGAAAGGGAATTGAGTTCAGACCTTCAACCGTTTGTTCACAAAGCTCATTATCCTGACGCAAAATCAATTACACAAGCGCAGAAGATTGAACTTGATAAAGCCAACACAAGGATTGCACAACATTACTCAGACCATACTGAACTAACCTTTGACGAGGCAATGCAACTGATGGAACAGGACACGTTCATACCGACAAAGATGGCGAAGAAAATGCGTTTCGCCACCAAGATTGAAAAGGTTCTAAGACCAGCCGCATTCAAAAGATTCGACGATACTATTAACATAAACAATGATAAAATGAGTGATAATAAAAAAAGCCTTTTCAAAAAAGGACTGGAAGCGTTGCTTAAGGCGGCAGGAATCCAAAACAAAATGGTAGACACCGCTGACATGAAGAAAGTTGACTTTTATGAACTGTTAGAGGACGAACCAATCGAGGTTGGGGCAAATGCAACAATCGACGGTGCGCCTGCCGAGGGCGAGGTAGTGATGGCGAACGGAGAAACCTATGTTTTCGCTGCTGGTGTGCTTACTGAAATCAGACCGGCCGGAGAAGACCCTGCTAATGACGATGCAACCGAAATCGAGGCGTTGAAGCAAGAAGTTGCCGACCTAAAAGCGTCCAATGAATCATTGAAGGCAAAAGTAGACGAAACTGCAATCACAAACAAAACATTGCTGAAAACAATCAGCAACATCCGCAAGCTGGAATCTGAAATCGTGGACACACCGCCTGCGGCAAGGCCGACAAACACAGCGTCTAAAGCACCCGTAAAAGGTTCGCGTTTCGCAAAAGCAATCGACAATTTTAAATCACAAAATAAACAATAACAATGGCAGTAACCACAAATTTTGACGAACTGGTAGAATTGGTCAACGACCTAGTAACTGCCGACAAACTAAAGCTGGAGAACGCAATCTATACCCGATTCTTCGAGGTAGGTGATGCGCTTGCAGGACACACGGTAATTCCGGGTGTAAGACAGGGTAATATTATACCGATTATTTCAAACGCGCCAAATTATGCATCATTCCCATACAAGGATCCGTCAAACTGTACATTGCCTACGTGTGATGTGGATTTGCCTTTTGAGCCTATGACATGGGACATCGGAACAAATGCTTGCCGTATTGTAATATGCTGGAACAGCTTTGAGGAAAATTTCCTTTTATTCTTCGGACAGTACAAACGCATATTCGGGGATGCTGATTTGGACACTGGGCTTATCGCCTACATCACCGACATCATCCTTAAAAATATGGAGGCCGCCAAATGGAGACAGGCTTACTTCGGTGACAAGTCAATCAGCAATGCCGACCCTAATTATGCGTTATTGCGTTCAATGAACGGGATTTTCACGCAGGCAGAAGCAGGAGACGGAACAAAGATTGAAATCCCTGAGAACCTTGCAGGCACGTTGACAGGCGATGAGGTTTACGCATACTTGGAGCAGGCTTACAATATCGCTGCAATTACGCCTTGGTTTGACCCTTCACAATTGGTTTTTGAAATGACCGCAGCAATGGGTAATATCTTCGTTGCGTGGCTCAACACCAAGAATGACCTTTCAATGTACAACTGTGATTGTATCGATCCGGCTAAGGTCGGGGCAGCAAGAACATTCTCAATCGACAACCTTAAGGTGTTCGGAATACCTGTACTTGTTAAACGTGAGTTTGACGGGGTAATCAACCAGTTGGATTTGGGCTTCCCTTACAGGGCATTGCTCACGGCCAAGGACAATATCCTTTTTGGAACGTCAGAGATTGACCAACTGAACCAATTCAGGGTTTGGTATTCACAGGACGACAACCAGATTTATATCGATGCAGGATTTACCCTTGCGCCATCGTTGGTAACTGACGACTACGTTTACTTGGGAGCTGAAAACGGCGGTAGCTAATTTTAAAACAAAAAGAAAATGGCAGTAGAATCAGTATGCGGTAAATTGCTCAACGGGCAAGACCAGACATGTATAACGGTAAAACGTAGATACTTTCAACAGGCGGTTGTAATCAACAGGACGGATATTGATTTGTCCACTGTCGAATATCAGTTGACCGACTTTGAATCCCCAACACCTACCTGCGAGTATGGCGTTAAGTTTGAATTGAAAGTAGGTAAGACGGGCTACAGGTTTGCAGGACTTGAAGCAGGTTCTTCTTACTCTGGAACATTCGACAAGACACGTTCTGACTTGGGTTATCCACAGTACACCCACAATGCAAACATGATTGTGATGGGGGCATCGGAGGAAGCGAAATGTGTCCTTTCGTCTTTGGACAAAGGCTCATACGTTGTGGCCTTCCAGTTTCAGGACGGTACGGTAGAGATTTACGGAATGGAAAACGGATTGTCGACGGGCGATTATACCTACGACATTCAAGGCGGTGGCGGTGGGTCACTGATTGTGCTTTCCTCTTTGGAGACTGCGCCGGAAAACAACCTTCCGTTGGTTTACGTATCACAAATACCTGGACAGGAATCAGAGGACTTCGACGACGCGTTTGCAAACAGCGGTTCGTAATGACCAAACAGGAATTAATATCAAAAGGCAAGACTAAGGTTAGGAATACTCCTAGCCTTTTGCTTATTTATATTGATTTGTACAGGGAACAGTTAGGATATAAACCAGCATGTGCAGGATGTACCTTCAACAGCGACTGGGATAAATTCGTACGGGGTGAAAAGTCAAGTGCTCGTGCTGCAAGACAACCGAAACAGACACCAGTCACATTCAGATTGAAGTCACGCGGTTCGGAAATATTCAGGTTCGAGGCGCACGGGAAAACTTTCCTTAGATATTCCAACAGATTAACGGAAGATTTTGCCATAAATTTCCTAACTTACGGAACGGAAGAACAGATTTCTGAACGCAGGAAAAAGTTTGATGTATTGCCAGAAAAATTAAGATAATGGGATTAAGAGCCAGTTTGATTGAGATATACAGAAGGATTATGCCGCTTGGAAAAGAGGGTGCAGACTTTATTTATCTTAACGGTGAAAACAATCTTTATCCATATGAGATCGAGGGAGTTATTTCAAATTCACCAACAGCTTACAGAGCATCATTGCTTAACGCTAAATTCATTGCAGGCGCGGGTGTTTTGAATGAAGAAACCGATAAAGTTTATACCTACAAGGAACTTCCGTTCGTAAATAAGAAGAAAGCATATAAAATCACCGACATCATAAATATGAGTGCCGAGGATTTATCCACTCAGGGTGGTAGCTGGTTTCACGTTGGATGGGGCATAGGCGAGGACGGTTTATTGAAGCAAACACATATTGACGTGCTTCCATATTGCAGACCTAGAAAAGCAAAAGAGGACGACGATAAAAACTTAGGTAAGATTTACTTCAAGGATTGGCGGGATAAAGCGAAGTTCGGGCAAAAGAAAAGTCAGGTAAAATGGTTCTATCCATACAGCCCTGATTTGAACGTAGTCAAGACTCAGATTAAAGCAGACGCTGGATTAAGCGGAGATTTAGAGGATTTTACTGAAGCCATTAAAAAATACAGGGGACAGGTCTTTTACCTGAACCTTACGCCTCGTTTCGAATATGCGTTGTCACCTTTCGATAGCGTTTATAATGATTGCGATACTGAATACCGTATGGGTCTTTATACCAACAAGGAAACCAGAGAGGGATTCATGGGCAAGGTGATTGTGGTAACCTCAGGGCTGGATGAGCAACAGGAAAAAAATGTAAATGCAGATATAGGTGAATGGCTAGGCTCAGAAGATGCTGGAAATATTCAGATATTCAATGCCGAAGCAGGGGCAGACCCGACAAAAGTTGTATTTTTACAACAACTTAAGCCCCAACTTGATGACGATAGGTTTGTAAATACCGACAAAAGGATTAAGCGACACATACTAGGCGTAGCTGACAATATACCGGAACCTATGATTTATGCCAGCGATGGCATGTTCGGCACAACGGAAGGCGCGTTTGAGCAATATAAGCTGTTCTATTCTGAGCAGACAGAGCCTAAACGCGAAAAATTACAGGAAACACTGGCATACTTAGGCTTTCCCGTAATTATAGAGCCTATTGTAAGGAAAGTAACGGTACAAACCCCAACGCCATGATTTGCAACACCGAAAATCCAATAATTAACCAACCAGACTTCGATTGCATCGGTCAGGTTGCCACGCATTGCGACCTTTCAAAGCTGTGCATAGGCATCAATCAGGCTGAAAAGTTCGACATGACGGAGTTGTTCTGCGGATTCTGGGATTATATACTAACGGCAAACGCGGAGGTTAACGAATACGATGCATTGTATCAAGTTTATCTGGTTGAGTTGGCAGAATGCGAGGCTGATCCAGATTGTACCACACCGCCATTTGAGCCAGTCGAACCAGAAAACTACGAACTCAATAAGAATCTATTATGCGGCGGTAAATATGAATCGTGCAACGGAAAGAACCGAACTCATTTGGGCGTTAAGGAAATGTTTGTTTATTATTCCTATGCAAGATATGTAATTATAAATGGATATAATGACACTCCGACAGGACTTGTTACAAAAACGAACGAATTCTCATTGCCTGTTCCTTTGAAAGAAGTACAGATGCGTTCAGATAATTACAGGACTATGGGCTACACAGCATTCAAGGGAATACAGAATTTCATTTGCAAGAACAAGGACGTATTCACGGATTTTGATTCGCGTGAATGCAAGGGCTGCGGCTGCGGTGGAAACTGTGACGAAAAGACAAAGGCCAAAGGTTACGGAATGAAAAGCAGCATCGTAAAAAAGGAAATTCCTAACAATTATCATTACAGAGATGGGCGTTTGTGAGAAGTTAAGGAGCGGGCTTGATATGTCATGCGGCAGTTTCACCAAGCGTTACGCGCAGCAGATGGTTTTGGTCAACCGATCGGACGTTGAAGTAAAGGCAATACTTACCTCAATAACCAATATTGATGATTCCTACGAATGCCGTCACCGCGTACTCTTCAAACTGTATGATGGCAGGACGGGATTTATGTTCAAGCTCAATGAGAATGCGTCGGTTATATTCGGCAGCGCGGAAAAGACGGTAGAACAGGGAATACCGCAATACCTTCATGTAATAAATGCGGCGTTGCTGGGGGTTTCCGAGGAATCCAAGTGCATACAGAAGCAGATGGATTACGGGGATTATTTCGCGGCACTGCAATACGGGGACGGTGTGATTGAAATATTCGGTTTCGAGTACGGACTGAGCACAACAGATTACACTTACGATCCACAGAACTCAGGAGGCGGCTCGTTACTTAAACTGAGCAACCTTGATGACAGCCTTGAGGATGAGCTGCCTTTCATTTACCGTTCGGGCACTATTGGTGGCGAGATTGAGGATTTCAATAATCTTTTTGCAGACAATATATTTGAGGTCGTGGGGGATTTCAACGATGATTTCAACGATGATTTTAATAACGAGGGTTCATGACAGACGCGCAGCTTATAGCATTCATAAACCAATGGGTTTACACCAACGGCAACAACGATATTACCGCAGCGACGCTTAATCCTGTATTGCAGGCAATACGCGAGCGCCAGAATGACGTAACGGGCAATCCTGACGATCTTGCCACTACGGCGCATTCAAACCTTGTGGCTGCAATCAATGAAATATTTGGGCGGTTGTCAAACGCAACGGCTGGAGTACAGCTTTACACTGGAACGGGTGAACCAAACACAACGCCTCCAGCATCATTCAGTTATGCCGATTTCTATATGATGGTTGACGTGGATAACCAGCCCGTGCAGTTGTACCAGTACAATGGATTTGAGTGGGTTATTTCCGGTGGAGGCGGTTCTTCATGGTCAGACGAACCAAAAGTAGACACCGCAGCTGCCGCTACTGAAAACATCGTAACTTTATCGGCAGGACAAACAGCCGTGCTTGTATTCATAGAAGGGGTTAAGATTAAGAAAAACCTTGTAACTCAGGTCGGCACGTCGGTTACCATAAACTACGAAACAATTGGCTACGAAACTATTGAAACATATTACAAAACATAATTTATGAAAAAGTACATTTTATTATCCTTATTATTTATTTCATCTTTTGGATTTTCACAATCATATCCTAATGGGATATATGTCGGGAAAGGAATCATGCCATACCCAACTGGCGCATACTCATACCGATTGGGATTCGGAACACTTGCCCCTGCTTCCGATTTTGATTTTACCACTATCAGGACGGGAATGTTATTGCCTAGGCTGACACAGGGGCAGGCTGATGCAAGAAGCGCGGTGAACTCAGAGTTGATATTCAATACCACGACAAATCAATTCGAGTGGTGGAAATCCGCGGTTAGTGATTGGGTTTCATTTACTGGTTATCAGTCGTTACAAGAGATGTACGATGCAAATCCTACAAACACTACCGTTACAGATGGTGTAAATACAGCTACCATATCGCCATCGCAATTAGCTATAAATACAAACTTGGGAATAGATGAAGCTGGAGTTATTGGCGTATTTAATACAGGCGGTGTAAATGCAAATATTAGTGTAGAAAACGCATCAGGCATAGATGGCGCAAGAATATACGCATCAAATGGTGGCGGATTTAGCGGTGAAATCAGGGGTGATGGCTCAATTGTTTTATCTGGAACCGGAATACAGGCGCTTATTAAATCCGACAATATAACCGACGAAAGAACAAATCAATTACCAGATGCAAACGGAACACTAGTCGCATCCGCATCGGTAGGGGCAACCAAAGTAACAGCAGATACCGAAGGAAATCTGGATATTTCGTCATTGGTTACTGGCGGCGGTCTTACAAATCCACTAACTACCGACCTTGATGGAGGCGCGAATAATTTAGTAAACATTCAGGATGTTGAGGCCGCGCTTGGAGATTTTGTAAATGTAGGGGTTTCGGGAACGCTAAACGGAGGCACCATTTCGGGTAACAACTCTGGCGACCAAACAGCACTTACTACACCCAACACACCGGCAGGGAATATTTCTGCCACAAACGTACAGGATGCAATCAATGAGTTGGATTTAGCTATATCATCTTCTTCAAGACTATTCAAGGTAAATTCAGGCGCAATCGTTAGGTATCTGGGAGATAGTTACACGGTTGGAACAGGCGCAACATCATCCGCTTACGGTTGGTCGCGTTTATCTTCTGACAGGATGGGTGTGGAACAATTGAATTTAGGTTTTGCGGGCGGTGGAATATTGAAGGGCTTTAATAACGTAAATACAACTGGTGCTTTCAACAGTACGGTTAAAAACAAGTTGAAAACAATAATTATGTTGGGGTTCAACGACCACATACGAGGCGGTGCCGATGCGAGAGAACTTGCAAAGATTGAAAATGGTTACAATGCATTATTTGCAAGTATGTTCGCTGAAACCGCTATTCCTGCAAATAGCGGAAGCATTACGCAAACGGGAACGTGGACGGCATTCACGCCTTCAACTTTTCCGACGAAAGCGGTGACATTGAGCGGACAGCCATTGAGTAACACCACAAGC